ACCACAAGTAATGTTGGTCTTAAAAACATCAGTTTTGTGGACATGAACCGCAAGCTAAACTTCACGCCACTTGTCAATTCAATCCCAACTGAATTTGCTTTTGACGGTGTTAATGGAAGCTACGACACCAAAGTAAATCTCTATCCAATACCTGATGGCGTATACACCATCAAGTTTGCTTTGACAGTGCCACAAGCCACATTGTCATCAGATGCAACAGTTGTTCTTGTTGCTGACACTCTGGTTGCTCAGAATGCCTATGCAAGAGCATTGGTGGAGCGTGGTGAAGATGGTGGTCTGTCTTCATCTGAGGCATATCAACTCTACAAGGCTATGTTGGCTGATTACATTGCTTTGGAGGGAACTCGCTATCCTGAGAACCAAGAGTTTGTGCCAAGATGAGCCAAGCACTTCAGACTTATTCTCTGACAGCCCCAGGCTTTCAAGGGTTGAATACCCAAGAATCGCCTCTTGATTTGTCACTTGGATTTGCCTTGGTTGCTCAAAATGCAATCATTGACCAGTATGGTCGCATTGGCTCACGCAAGGGATATGCCAGGGTAAATTCCTCAAGTGGTGATTTGGGTGCAAATGATGTGACTGTCATCAATGAGTTGGTGCAAGCAGATGGTACTTTGACTGTCTTGTTTGCTGGTAACTTGAAGCTGTTTAAACTTGATAGCGTCAATGCTGTTTCTGAACTTACTTATGGCGGTGGTGGAACGACACCAACCATTACCGCTAATAATTGGCAAACTGCATCTCTTAACAGCATCACATACTTCTTTCAGTCAGGGCATGACCCTCTGATCTTTGACCCTGCTGTAAGCACTACTACCTATCGTAGGGTTTCAGAGAAAACTGGGTATGTAGCCACAGTTCCATCAGCAAACATTGTGATTTCTGCATTTGGTAGATTGTGGGCGGCAAATACTACAACCAACAATGCAACTGTTTATTTCAGTGATTTGATCTCAGGCCATGTATGGTCTACTGGTACTGCTGGTTCATTGAATGTGAACAATGTGTGGGTAAATGGCGCTGACGAGATTACTGGCCTAGCGGCTCACAATGGATTCTTATTCATCTTTGGCAAGCGTCAGATTCTGATTTATGCTGGTGCTACCTCACCATCAACCATGACTCTTAGCGATACTGTTGAGGGTATTGGTTGCATTGCCAGGGATAGCATTCAAACAAGCAGTACAGACGTTATCTTTCTGTCAAACAGTGGTGTTAGATCACTGATGAGGACTATTCAAGAGAAGTCATCTCCTGAGCGTGATCTGTCTAAGAATGTGCGTAATGATTTGATGAGTGTTGTTTCTGGTGAAACCGCATCAAATATCAAAGCCATTTATTCCGAAACGAATGCACTGTATTTATTAAATCTTCCAGCATCAAAATTTGTCTATGCGTTTGATACAAAAGGAATCTTGCAAAATGGTTCATCAAGGGCAACCATTTGGGACAGCATTGAGCCAACGTCTTTTTGTTCAAGGCGTAATGGTGATTTGTTGCTTGGTAAAAATGGATACATTGGCAAATATAGTACGTATTTAGATGATGCGTCAACCTATAGGATGGCGTACTACACAAACAATTCTGACCTGGGTGATGTGAATGTCACTTCTATCTTGAAGAAAATAAAGGTAATTATTGTTGGCGGTTCAAATCAATTGGTGACATTAAAGTGGGGATATGATTTCACGGGAAATTATTACTCTGCACAAGTAAACATACCAACCCAAACAACTGCCGAATATGGCATTGCTGAGTATGGTGCAAATGCCACAACAATAGCCTATTACACTTCTGGAGTTGCACTAACAACTGTAGAAACAACTGCATCAAGTAAGGGAAAGATTGTTCAAATAGGAGTTGAAATGGATATAAACAGCAGTCAGTTATCCATTCAAAAGATTGAACTTCAAGCCAAAAATGGCAAGATTGCATAAGGAAAAAAATGTCAAACTATACCCAAACAACGAATTTTGCAACCAAGGATGCACTTGCATCTGGCAATCCTTTAAAGATTGTTAAGGGCACTGAGATCAATACTGAATTTGCAAATATTGCAACTGCTGTTGCAACTAAGGCAGATACTGCATCTCCTACCTTTACTGGTACAGTAACAATTCCTACGTTAACTGCTACTACAGTTAGCGCTACTACAATTAGTTCAAACCCAATATTCTCAGCAGGAACAGCCAATGGAGTTGCTTACCTTAATGGCTCCAAAACTCTTACTACTGGAACTACACTGGTGTTTGATGGTACAAACTTTGGTGTAGGCGCTACTCCTGGCGCTGGATACAAAGGTTTATTTGTAGATACCCGTGCCGCTGATAGTGTAGCGATTGGCATAAGAAATCTTAGTTCATCGGGTATTACACGTGTAGTTCTTGGCAATGATAGTGGACTGGCTCGTTATACTATTGGTTATACAGGTAGCACATTTGCAACTCCAAGCACGGCATGGATTGGAACTGAGGCCGCCGAACCTATTTATATAAAAACAAACGATACAGAACGTCTTAGATTAACAAGCGCAGGGGCATTAAGCGTTGGTGCAACTGGAACCAATACTGGAACAGTTGGACAATTTCTGTATTCACAAGGTTCTGGATCACCACCTACGTGGGCGTCTGCAACAAATCTTGCAACTCCTGTTGCAACTACCAGTGGCACTAGCATTGACTTCACAAGCATCCCGTCTTGGGTTAAGCGCATTACGGTGATGTTTAGTGGCGTGAGTACAACTGGCACAAGTGTTTTATGTATTCAAATTGGAACAAGTAGCGGCGTTGAAACTGCTGGATATGCGTCTGCATACAACAATCTTGGCGGTGGTGCGGCAGGAACTACAACGGCGGCTTTTGGATTAGTCACTGGGCCTGTGGCAGCATATCTTTATAGCGGTATAGCAACGCTTGTGTTGCTTAATGCGTCAACCAACTCATGGGCGCTTTCAAGTCAGTTAGCAGCCCCTGCTGGACCAGGTCTTGATTTTGGTGCTGGTAGTAAATCTCTGGCGGCTGTTCTTGATCGTGTGCGCCTTACTACATTAGGTGGTGCTAACACCTTTGACGCTGGATCAATCAACATCATGTACGAGTAAACATGATTGTTCACCATTTTTCTGACGGCCTATATTCCAAGGAAACGCACATAAGTGCGGGGCAGTTGCTTGTTCAGCATAAGCACACCTATTCCCATTTTGGAATTCTTGCCAAGGGTAAGGTTGTGGTTGTTCAAGAAGGGGACATTCAGATTTTTGAAGCACCTGCTTGCATTGAGATAAAGGCTGGTGAGAGTCATGGTGTTAAAGCCATCACTGATGTAGTTTGGTATTGTGTTCATGCCACTGACGAGAAAGATCCGTCTAAAGTGGATTCTGTTTTGATTGAAGGAGAATAATATGCCTTGGATAGCACCAGCAGTAATGGCGGGAACATCACTATTAGGTGGTGTAATGGGTGGCAATGCTTCCCGTGATGCGGCAAATACCTCTGCACAAGCCCAACTTGAAGCGGCACGAATTGCTGCTGAAGCGGCAAAGTTTCGTCCTGTTGGAGTAACTACTCGCTTTGGAGCATCTCAGTTTGGGTTTGACCCATCTGGGAATCTATCAAGTGCTGGCTACACAGTATCTCCAGAGTTAAAAGCATATCAAGATAGGTTAATGGGATTGTCTGAAAGAGGATTAGGTCAAGCAGAAGCTAGTGAAGCCATGCTAAGACCTACTCTTGGGGCGGCACAGGGCTTGTTTAAACTTGGTGAAGGCTATTTAAGTCAAACCCCAGAGCAAGTTGCTCAACAGTACATGGCTAAACAGCAGGATTTGTTAGCTCCAAGCCGTGAGCGTCAAATGTCTAAACTGCAAAACACTTTGTTCCAGCAAGGGCGTGGTGGTTTATCTGTAGGCGCAACAGGTGAAAGACCTGGAGGCGGTGCTGGCTTGGGTGCTACAACGCCTGAAATGGAAGCATATTACAACGCTATAGCCCAACAAGATGCGGCATTGGCAGCACAGGCACAGTCTGAAGGGCAGAGACAGGTTGCGTTTGGTGCTGGATTATTTGGTACTGGTGCTAATTTGATAGGCAATTACCAGCAAGGTCAAGTTGGCGCATTGACTCCATTTGAAGCATATTTGAGTAGAACCCAAGATATTGAAGGATTGGGTCAATCACCTTTGGACATTGGCGCACAGTTGGGCGGCAGGGCAGCTACTGCTGGCGCAAATGCTGGTTCTTTCTTGCAAAGAGGTGGTCAGGGTGCGGCACTGACTTCTCAAGCAGGTCAGTTCGATCCTTTTTCCTATGCTTTACAAGGGCTTGGTCAGAACCAACAATTTGGTCAAGGGGTGGCAAACTGGATGCGTGGTGGAACTGGGTTTACTCCAACACAAACTCCTTACTATCAAACCCAAGGAAGCAATTACGACACTTTTGGTGGCGGAACATCTGGAGCATATTAATGCTTGATAGAGTCAACCAAAAACAAACGACAGCATTAATTTAGGAATAATCATGGCAACAGATATTGTTCAAGGCTTGTTTGGCATGACCCCAGAGTCGTACCAGCAACAAAGAGATGCTGAGGCATATAAAAGGGCGGCTGCATTTGGGCAAATGAGTCCAATGGAGTCTGCTCGTACATCCATCTACTATGGCGCTAACCAGCTTGGCGGTGCTATAGGTGGAATGCTGGGTGCAGAAGACCCTCAGATGCGTTTGATTAGCCAACGCAATGCCTTGGCAAAGCAGATTGACATGAATGACCCTGAGTCCATCATGCGTGGCGCACAGATGGCGGCTCAGTCTGGTGACACAGCGGCAGCTACTGCCTTGGCTAACTATGCTCGTCAAGCGGCTGTTGATTTGTCTACGATTCAACAGAAAACTGCTGAGAAGATGACCACTGAACAACGCAATGCTTTGGCTTTTGCATCATCTGTTGGTCGCCCTGGCTCTCCTGAATTCAATAGAGCATATCAAGATAAATTGACTGAATTGACAAGCAAAGTAGATGCAACATCTCCAGAGATGAAAAACGCTGCGGCAATTGCTGGCGCTGAATTTCCTGTTGGATCACCCCAATATGTTGAAAGATATCGATCAGAGTTACAGCGACTAACCACAAAAGAGCCAAAAGTTGGGAATGTAAAAGAAGTTGGCGTTGCAATGGGAAGCAGAGAGCCTGTTTACCTTGATGTAAATAATGACCAACAATACATTTACCAAAAAGGAGCAGATGGCAAACAGATGCGCGTTCCTTATTTTGGTGGTGTTGACAGAACAACGGCAACTACAAAAGTTCAAGTAGATGCTGGAGAAAATGAATTCATTAAAGAACTTGGCAAACTCGATGCAAAAGCCGTTGCAAGTTCAATGGAAACAAAAAATTCAGCTATTTCCGCTTTGAATTCATTAAACAGATTGAATCAACTTGATCAAAGTGCGTTAATTAGCGGTTCTTTTGCAAGTGGCAGGGTTGGAGCAACAAACTTGCTTAATACACTTGGCCTTACAAGTTCTAAGGATCAAGATGTACTTGCAAAATCTGAAAATTATCAAAAGACTGCTGGCGATGTAATTCTTGCTACTCTTGGTGGAAGGCTTGGATCAGGATTCTCAAATGCAGATCGTGAATTTATCCAAAGTCTTGTTCCTCAACTTGAAAACAGTCCGCAAGCCCGTAAACAACTTATTGAGTTTATGGTTAAAAAGAATCAAGGAATTGTTAATGAAACAACAAGATTGGAAACTTATGCAAGAGAAAATAAAGGGCTTAAAGGATATGTCCCAACAATTCCAATTGTTAATTTAGGCGCAAATGCTCCAAAACCTTTATCAGAATTAAGCAATGAAGAATTGATGAAGCAATTTAACGAATTGAAAGGCAAGAAAAAACCATGAGCAGCCTACAAGATGTTGAAGCAGAAATGCAACGCAGAGGATTGACAACCTCTAGTCAATCTGTTTTTGATCCAGAAGAAGGTGGAGTCTCTGAATTTAAAAAGTTTGGCGAGTCTTTACTTAAAGGTTCGGCTAAAGGAATTGTCAGTCTTGTTGGTGGATGGGGAAACTTGTATGACTATCTAAAAGGAAGCAAAGACCCAAATGCTTTTTCTAGTGCAGGGATTGCAAATGCTGTAAAAAATCTTACTGGCGTTAACATTCAATCAATTCAAGGTTATCGTGGCGCTTATGAATTTGGAGAAGCTGGCGCTCCTGCTGCGGCATTAACTGCTATTGGTGTGCCAGGATTGTTTGGCAGAGGAGCCAAAGGAACTCTTGGGGAATTTGGCACTGCTGGAACAACTGGAGTTCTTGCACAACAAGTTGCACCAGATAGTCCAACGGCTCAATTGGCCTTGCAAATGTCTCCTTATGTTGCCAAAGGTGGACTTACTGTTGCTGGTCAGCAAATGACAAAGCCAGCAGGCCTTTTCCCGCAAACAGCAGAAACAAGCGAGTTAACAAGAGTTGGAAGACTTACTCCTGGTGAACTTGGTTTAAGCAGAGAGCAATTGGCAACAGAAGCAAGAATTTCTGCTGAACCATCAACAGGCGCATTGCCATCTGAGTTCAAGAAGGCACAGGCTTATGATGTTGAGTCTTTTTTAACAAACTTGTTTAACAAAGCAAGCGACAAAACACTTAGCCCACCAGATGCTGTTCAAGCAGTTGTTTCTTCCTTTAACAACTATGGCAAATCGCTTTCTTCAAGATTGAGAAGTGATGCTGCAAAAGACTTCAGTGCCGCAAAAAGTGCTGGTGGATTGATTGATACAACGCCAGTTGTTTCAGTTATTCAATCTAAGTTGGGAGAAATACCAGTAGAAGTAAAAGCACTCGACCCAGTTAGAAATGCTTTACAAAAAATTATTGATGAGTATGCAATTCCAGCAACTCCATCAGTTACAACCCCATCGACAATTCTTGGGCCAACTGGCGCTCCAGCATCTGTAACAGTTACTCCTGCTATTCCTGCATCAAATTTAAAAATAAACATTGATCGATTGCAGAAAAATTTGTCTGCATGGGGTGAAGCAGCATATTCTGGAAAAGCAGATTTTGGCAAAGGAAACATCTTTGAGGGTGTTGCCCCTGGTCAAGCAAAAGGAATTGCAATATCAGTGTTAAACGGGTTTAAAAATTCCCTTGATGAAGCAATTGATGCTGGAGTTCCTGGCGCAGATAAACTTGTTGATGCCCGTGATAAGTTTAGGCAAAACATTCAAAAAATTGAGCAATTCTCTGATAGACCATTGACAAAAGCATTTGATGTTCAAAATGTTACTGACTTGGTTCCAGAAGTTGAACTTGCCAAGCTAAAAACGATGCCTCCATCTCAGCAACAGTTTCTTGTTGAAGTGATGCAAAACAGTCCTAATTCTCAAGTGAATGAAGTTTTAAACACAATTCGCAGAATGAATTTTGATGATGTTTTATCTGTTGCACAAGCCAAAGGTGGAGCGATAAACGATCCAACAT